TTTACAAGATAATATATTCTCACCATCTTTTAAATCAATCCCAACTACTTCATGACCAAGTTGTTCTAATTTGTCTACTAGATAAGTTCCAATGAACCCAAGATAACCTGTACAAAGTATTCTCATACTATAAACTCCCTTCTCCATACCTTCAGTGACTCTGAGCTTTTTTTAATTTTATATGATTTAAATTCCGGTTTAGCATCTGGTGGTGCATAATAAATACTTTTAGGATTCATCTCTATCCTAAGTCCATTAGACCAAAAATAATCAGATAGTTGAACTGACTTATATAACGTATCTTTTCTGGATGACATCACCGCTTTTTTAATGGCGGTAGTCCTAATAATAGAGCCATATAAGTATCCTATTGACACAGGATATTGATTATCGCCATGAATAGGTTGCAAAGATACACCATCTTTATACATAAATCCAACAGGCTCAGACTCACTATCATAATCTACGGAAGATGTAACCATTGCCAATTTTCTATAAGACTGATTAAACCTGAATATATCCAGAGAATTGTTTAATTGTCCTGAGAAGAAGGATGAATCTTCCTCTAGAAATAAAACAAACCTACCAGATACCTCTGACAGGGCTTTAGATATATCCTTTTGGACTATAAGTTCATAGTCAACAAATTTAAATTCTTCTTCTATTCTTTGCCATTGACCCTTCTGGAGCCTAGACACCACAACTGATAAAATCATAATATTTTGTCGGCGTTCCTTCCATCCCTAAATGAATCCTTATATTGAGGTTGGATAGAGCGTTTACTTTTATATCTACCGTCCCTAGTAGTATGCATAAAGGCTGGATAATCATAAAAATAATCCAGCCCATTATCATGCAATTCTGTTTTAATATTTTTATATTTACCATCTTGTTTTGGTGTTAAGTGGATGGCGGTTGGTGCAAATTCTGTACCAACCGTGTAATCACCAGGAGATAAGCCATATAAACTGGCTAGTGTACCTGCATCTATCGAAACGATAGAACCGCCAGGTGTTATTCTTCCATCTCCAGGGTGGACTACATAATCCATTCTTTTATCCTAACTCACATTGTTTATTTTGTCAAGTACTTTTTTTAACTTGTACTAGATGATGGGCTAGAACTTGGACTTACCGAAGGGCTAACACTCACACTAGATGATGGGCTAGAACTATCACTTGTACTAGAGCTTGTACTTACACTTGAACTGACAGATGAACTATCACTAGTACTTAAACTTGAGCTCGGACTTATACTAGGACTATAACTTGCGCTATCACTAGAAGATGGGCTTACGCTCGGACTTCCGCTTATACTTGCACTAGAACTCTGGCTAGAACTTTGAGATGGGCTGATAGATGGACTATAGCTTGCACTACCACTAGAACTTGGACTTTGAGACGGACTAACCGATGGACTCTTGCTTGGACTTCCACTTATGCTTGCACTAGCGCTTGAGCTTGGGCTTGAACTTGGGCTTGAGCTTGGGCTAGAACTTGGGCTTCTGCTTGGGCTTGAGCTTGGGCTAACACTCGGAGAAACTGAAGCACTTGCATAATTATAAGTTTGTGCAAGAACTTTGTATATACGTTCTAACCAGTAATTATCGCTGTGAAGATGTCCCATAACTATACCCCGTAATCTGGCGTACTATTATCTGGATTGATTGCCCATTTATAGTTTAATACATATACCCTAAAACCTATTGCACCGGTCATAGCAGTTGTAGTTGTAACTGTATTGCTTTCAACGGCAGAAGTACTAAATGCAGATGCACTAGCAGCTTCAATCGTTTCAGTACCAGCAGTATTAACCATAACTTCTATAGGCATAGATGCAATATTTCGCATACCAATGCCTAGTTTAGAGCCAACACCAACGTCATATGTTGCACCAGTTCCATCTTGAACTGGGAATAGTATAGATGTTACGGTTTTAAATGCCTTAGAGCCAGTTTGTGCTCCAGTAGTATCATCAGCAAAAACAAAGTTTTCTGATATTGCAGCACCTTCTACGTTAGTTCCAGTTACAACTACCGTACCAGTTTTAATATCACCAGCTGTTCCACCTGCTGTAACAGTAATGTTACGAGGTACGTCTGGTTGAGCTAAAAACGTAGTAACTGTAGTAGTCGCAGTACTAGTTGCTTGGTCGTTTAAAATCCTATCGTCATCAGCTGCGATTGGTTTACCCAAATCAGTAGCAACAAATGAGACTGATAGTATATTTCTATGTCCTAGGGCTCCATCGTCGCCATAGGTATGCCGACTATATCGGCGTGTTTTGTTGAGAGACATTATTATTCTCCATTCCTTTAAGTTTAGTTTGGTTTAGGGGAGATTGCTCTCCCCATAACCTTTTTATTTTACTGTTTGTTTATTTAACAAATGTATTCGTATGTGACAAGACCTACACAAGGTTGTAAGATTCTCTATCCTATTGTTCGGTTTCTTATCCTGCCCATTAAAATCTTTGTGGTGAACCACTAGGTTTACTTCTGGGTCAGATTTAAGACATTCCGTACAGGTGAAGTCATCACGGTGTAATGCTATCATCCTATTGCCAGAAAACCGCATCAAATCTTTATATTTAGCATCACGTTCTTTATACTGTTCTTTATGAGTTTGTCTCTCATTTTTGTGCCATAAAGCGACTCTCTCTGGATTATTTTTACGGTAAAATGCATAAGAACATTTCTTAGAACAACATTTTTGTTCTGGATGACGTTTATTTTGTATAAACAACTCGTTGCATACTACACACCGCAACTCAACTAATGGTTTTACTGGTTGAAGTGCTTTTCTTCTAGCTTGATATTGCCTAGCATTATCAAGATACTTTTCTCGGTTCAGTATTTTCCATGCCACTTTTCTGCACTTATCACTACAGTATTGTCTTTTCATCTTACTTATGTACGTGTTGCCACATACGATACATGACTGTTGCATACGGTCTCCTTATTATTATACTATTAAGTATAACTCCAATCGGACCGTGTGTCAATAGTCTAATTTGTTAATGTACAGATGTGGGTCTGTGCCTATTTAGGCATTAGTCCCGAGACTTCCGTAGACGCCTCTCCAATCTGAGAAACCTGCGCTCCAACGAGCTACAACTGACCACTTAGCAGATTTCGTATCGAAATCATACTCAGGTCCTTCTAGCCCACGGTCATCACGGTCAAACCAGTTAAGGTCGTTTTTCTTGCTATCAATCAAGAACCAAGCAGTATCACTACCACCAGCGGCTGAACCAAGGAAATCCCAGACTAACAAGTTCAATTTACCCTTGTAAGGGTTAATGTCATTGTTGCCTGTCCCTGTTCGTAATTGACTTTCTAACAAAATACGTGCTTCTTTTTCCAATGCAGGTGGTACTAATAGAGTATCTGGTCGATACATTACTAATTCACCCTTATTATCTTTGGTTGCTCGCATTGCTACTAGAGCTGCTTCTAGTGAATCTTCATCCAAATCAGCAGTCGTATAGTTGCTTTGAGCAGCGCCACCATCTTTACGAGGGTGAGATGCGCTACATAGAGCAACTGCATCACCAGCAGTGAAAGTAGCTGTGCCACCACCACCAACGGTAAATGCGTAGTTGAATATATCAGCTGCATACTGTTCTTTTGTTAGACTTTTGTGTTCGGCTAGTCTAGCTGGAGCCTTTTTGATGATATTATATTCATCATCTTGGTACATTTCGTAAGTTACAATCTCACCATCACCGAAGGTCAAGTGGTTATAAGTTACTGGGTATCCACCAATAGGGGAACTATAAGAAATAGTATCACCTTCTGGTTTTCGTACCATTTTACCCGAACCTGTTACTGAAGTATCTTTTTCGTAGGCTTTTGAACTTTTCTGAACATTAAAGATTTGTCCAATTAAGCTTGGAAAACCATTAGTAGTTTCATTAAAGATAGTCCTAAAAGAAGGGTCCATCAGCATAGGCCATTCTGGTCGTGCGTTTAGTGTAGACATATACTGTTATCCCCTATGCATTTACTTTATATTTATGTTCGTTAATAATATATACACCTAGCGTATTATCGCCATTGTATCCG